AATCGTGACTTCGGTTTCGATATCGATGATATGTTGGCTACCTTGAACGGTTACAACGGAGGTTCTGCTGCTAATGGTGCATCTTTCGGATTGTTCGATAACGATGTGAACATGGCATTGAACCTTGGATTCAGCGGATTCCGCAGAGGTTATGACTTCTACAAGTCTGACTGGAAATACTTGAACGATCCTACTATGCGTGGAGGTTTGCCAACTGGTGCTTCTGCTAGTGGTACTGTAACTGGTTTGTTAGTTCCTGCTGGTTCTACTACCGTTTACGATCAAGTAATGGGTAAGAACGCTAAGCGTCCTTTCTTGCACGTTCGTTACAGAGCGTCTGAGACTGAAGATCGTAGATACAAGACTTGGATCACTGGTTCTGCTGGTGGTGCACAGACTAGCGATCTTGACGCTATGGAAGTAAACTTCCTTTCTGAGCGTTGCGTTTGTACCTTGGGTGCTAACAACTTCGTTCTATTCCGTTACGGTTCTTAATCGTAACTGAGAAATAAAAACAGGGGGTGGGTAAAACCACCCCTTATTTTAAAATCAAATCAAATTTAAATAATGAAAACAACCACAGTAATATCCGACAAGGTATATAAGCTTCTGAATGGAGCACCTTTGTCATACATTCTTCCTTCAAGAAGTTCTCGCAGATTCCAATTGTTATGGTATGACGAGAAGAACAATGTAAACAGACCATTGAGATACGCTATCAATCAGAAGAGCCCTTTTGAAGATCAGCAGGACGGTAATCCCGTAGTAGAGCCAATCGTATTTGAAGATGGCATGCTCCGTGTTCCTAAGAACAACCCTGTATTGCAGGAGTTTCTTAGCTACCACCCAATGAATGGTACTGTATTCGCAGAAGTTAACTACGAGAAGGATGCACAGAAAGACGTGGAGAGATTGAACTTCGAGGTAGATGCACTGATTGAGGCTAGACAGCTTACGGTAGAACAAATGGAAAACGTAGCTAGAGTTTTGTTTGGTGTGGATCCTGCGAACTACACAACTCCAGAGTTGAAAAGAGATATCTTGATTTATGCAAAGAAAGACCCGGAGGGATTCTTGCATTTACTCAATGATCCAATGTTGAAATTTGAATCCAACGTACACAAATTCTTTGAACAGAAACTTTTGATGTTCAGAAATGGACAGAAGGAAGTTTGGTTTAATACCGTATCAAACAAAAAGAAGATGTTGAATGTTCCTTATGGATCAGATCCATATACAGAGATTGCTTTGTATCTTCAGACAGAAGAGGGATTGATTGCGTTGAAGCTACTAGAGAATAGCCTTGAGACGTACTAGCCATATTGTTTAGTCTTGGTGAAATTGAGGGGGCAATGCTCCCTCTTTTTTTTTATTATCTTTGTTGTAAACAATAACATGATAAACGAAGTCAGGAATACCGTTCTGTCTATTCTAAATAAGAATAACTACGGATACATATCTCCATCAGATTTTAATTTGTTTGCATCTCAGGCTCAAATGGAATTGTTTGAGGAGATGTTTTCTGATTACAACGCAACAATAAACAAAGAGAACGTAAGACTATCTGGAACCGACTATGGTGACCAAAAGAAAGTAATAGAAGAGGCTATGGAGTTATTCAATTCCACTAGGCCCCTGTCTAATTTAGCAGGTAGTGTTTATTTCTTACCTAGTTTAGTAACTACAGGTAACGACTACTACATGCTAGTCAAAGTCCTTTGTTACCCAACTATCTTAGATACAGGATCAAATACATCTGTCACATCATTTCGCCTTGTCAATAGCGCAGCCACATTTTTGTCTGATGGCATAGTTCCGGGAGACGTTGTTGTGAACTTAAATACCAACAACATAGCTATGGTTGCTCAAGTTCTTAGCAATACTACATTGATATTGGACTCTAACATATTTACCACAACGCCCGTTGATTATGTGGTATTGAAGTCATCTGATGTGGTAGAAGCCGAGAAGGTTCCGCACTCAAGAATATCCTTGCTTAACACTTCTACTCTTACTCCATCGTCACAGCTATTCCCGTCTTACACACAGCAAACAGATGTGCTCACAGTATTTCCTGTGTCTTATAAAAACAGAGGGCAAGTAGTGGCTAATTATTTTAGGTATCCTGCTACTCCAAAGTGGACATACATAACACTAGTAAGTGGAGAGCCAGCATTCGACCAAAGCCAACCTGACTATCAAGACTTTGAGGTTCCTCAAGAATACGAGTATCCTTTGATATTCAAGATACTTCAGTACGCAGGAATGTCCATAAGAGAGATAGAGGCAGTTCAATTCGGAGCAGTGCAAGAAGCGCAACAAAACGAGAATAAGAAGTAATCATGGCATACATATCTAATTACCAGTACTATACCAATAACGGCACCTCACCAGAAGACAAGAACTGGGGGTCATACCAATATGTAAGCCTTCAGGATATAGTTAAGAACTATCAATTGATGTACACAGGCAACCATTCATTGGTTAACAATGAAGAGAGGTACAAGATTATTTTCCACGCCAAGAGAGCTATACAAGAATTGAACTACGATGCGTTCAAGGAAATAAAGGTATTGGAGTTGACCGTGGCTCACAATCTTATATTCGTTCTACCATCTGACTACGTCAATTGGGTTCGTATATCACTATACAAGGATGGATACTTGAGACCAATGACCGAAAACATTCAGATATTATCATCGAGTGCATACTTGCAAGACAACAACGGTAATCTTCTGTTCGATCAGAACGGGAATATCTTGGAGCCTCAATACTCCAATATAGACTTTGACAGATTGAACGGAACCAAGAAGAATATCTACCTAAACCCCGGTGCACCATTTGATGGACAAGAGGGATGGAACATAGATGGCATGTGGTATTTTGATTACAACATTGGAGATAGGTTTGGGCTAAACACAGAGACTGCAAACTTTAATCCCACATTTGCGATAAACAAAAAGGCCGGTGTTATTAACTTCAACTCTGACATGGTTGATCAACAGTGTATATTGGAGTACATATCTGATGGCATGGAAGGCGGTGATGATTCTCTTATATCTGTAAACAAATTGTTTGAGAGATATGTGTACGCTTATATTCAGTATGAGTTATTGAGTACAAAGCTTGGCATACAAGAGTACATAGTTGCTCGTGCTAGAAAAGAAAAAGAATCACTATTAAGAAACGCAAAGATCAGAATAAGCAACATACATCCCGGAAGACTTTTGATGAGTCTTCGTGGTTTGGATAAGTGGATAAAATAATATGGCGAACATAACAAGGAATTTTGTAGCAGGTAAAATGAACAAGGTGATTGATGAACGCCTTGTACCCAATGGTGAATATGTAGATGCTCTAAATATACGAATGGGTTCCACAGAGAACTCAGAGATTGGGGTAATAGAGAACATCAAAGGAAATCTGCCTCTAACATCTTTGAGATACATAAACGGGACCGCATTGAGTTCTAGTGCTAGATGCATAGGAGCCATAGACGATAGTGAGTTCGAAACCATATATTGGTTTGTTCATGATCCTGTATTTCCATTAAGTGTTGGTGTAACCAAGAAGTTGGACATGATTGTTTCGTACAACATGACATCCTCTACTCTTCAGTATCATGTAATCAGTATTGATAATGGAGGGGGCGTAAACACTACACTGAACTTCAATCCATCTTATTTAATAACAGGTGTAAACTTAGTTAGAACCGGGAATACGAATGAAAATCTATTGTTCTTTACCGATGACTACAATGCCCCTAGGGTAATAAACACGCTAAAGAATTACCCGAACCCTGTGGGTAACGTGGATCAGTTCACTGCTGAATCCATACTAGTAATAAAGAAGCCACCGGTTGAATCTCCAACCATTTCCACATACTTCTCTCCAACGAGCGAGAACTTTATGGAGGACAGATTCTTATGCTTTGCCTATAGATATAGATACGAAGATGGGGAGTACTCTGCTACATCTCAATTCTCAAACCCTGCATTCCTACCAAGCCCTTTCAATTTTGACTTGAATAGCTTTCAAAATATTGGTATGGAGAACTCCGACAATGCAGTTGAGATCACATACAACACTGGTGGGCCATTAGTGAAGGGGATTGACTTGTTGTTCAAAGACATGAACGGCAATGTCATTAAAGTTATTGAGAAGCTAGACAAGCAGCAACTCGGATTACCAGACAACACGAATGAAACATACACCTTCTCAAATAGCAAGATATACACAATCCTTCCGATATATGAACTGCTGAGACTATATGATAACGTGCCATTGCTTGCGAAAGCGCAGACTATTATGGGTAATAGATTGATGTATGGCAACTATGTAGAAGGGTATGATTTGATTACAAATCAGGGGCAGCCAGTACAATTCACTTACTTCCCTACACTGATTACTGAAGATGTTGGCGTTGAGCAATTATCAGAGGGGTCATATAGTGGTCAATACACCATCAATACTACGATTACCGTATCTGACGCAGTTGCATTTGTTGATTTGCCCGGGATAGAGTTGAATCAAGGAGCGTCATTGAGTATTTCAGTTGGTGTTGCTCACTCTCAGTTTACTGGACCCGGTAGCACTGGTGGACAACAAACAACAAACATATCATTCTCTTTCGATTTTATTCTTCCTAATACCTATTCATCTGTTTACGCAATGGCTACAAGCCCAGAGTTTCAAGAGAAAATAGGTACAGTAACCAATATACAAACGGTGCCAAACTCTTGTAATGGTAATACTTGGACTGATATATTTAATTGTAATTTACCTCAGAACTTAGGATCGTACGACAAGGTGAGCAGCGGTATATCTACAAGTGGACAACCAATAGGTATATTGACTTTTCCGACCAACAACTCTATAGGATTTCAATTCCCTGCGATGAGATATGAGGATCCTGTAAACGCTGCTAACTATGTCTATGAGTATTACGAAGTGACATCCGTATCTGCTACATTCCAAAAGACTGCTACTCCATCTAGCTTACATAGCAACAGAGGGTATGAGGTTGGTATCGTGTACATGGACGAATACAATAGATCCTCTACGGTACTGGTAAGTCAGGACAATACTATGTATGTTCCATGTGCTAACTCTATTACAAAGAATAGCATAAGAATAACCATACCTATTACTCAGAAGCCTCCTGTTTGGGCTAAGAGATATAAGTTTGTTATTAAACCAGACAGAGAGAACTACGAAACAATATACTCGTCCTTATTCTTTAGAGACCCAGAGACAGGAGCAACTTACTTCTTGCTTGACGGAGAGAACTCTCAGAAGGTAGAAGCTGGTGATCGTTTGATTGTAAAGGCAGATACCTCTGGAGCTAGATCGTCTTGTACATATACTACTGTATTGGAGAAAGAATCGAAGCCACAGGATTTTATAAATGTACCGAATCCATCTAACCCATCAGTGAATCTTACTGTACCCTCAGGGCCATACATGAAGATTAATGCTAATAATTTCAATGCTGTATTTGACCCATTATCTATAATATCTAGAGGTAAGATATATGTAGTAGAGGATGGAGATATATCAACAACACAATACCCTATACTTGTCTATCCATGTTACTATTTGGATGATAATGGCAATACTGTAAACTATGATATTCCTGCTGGAAGTAGAATAAATTTATTCTTTAGGTTTCAAAGACTTGGTAGGGGAGATGGATCAGGGAACTGCGAAAGAAGGATATACGAATTAGATATCAGTCTTACTTCCTCTGCTGACTATGCAAACTTTAAAGATTGGTGGGATGGAGATAACGTAGAGTATGTTCTTGATAGTGGATTTCAAGATGTAGGTGGAAACAATTGCGCTATATCGAATGATTACAATCCCACTTTATTGACTGGCACCCAAACAGTCAATCCATCGCTGTGTACAAACAAGTATCAATTCAAGCAGTTTTCAGGCGGTGCTCTGAATTTGATTGTTTCTGGTACAGCAGCATGTACAGGTGTTCTAAATAAAAATCAAAGAAAGTCAAGCGTTGAGGTATCTATTGATGTTTACCGTGCGGACTCATTGTTGGTATTTGAGACAGAGCCTTCAGAAGCAAACCCAGATATATTCTATGAGAACAACATGTCATTCCCTATAACCAATGGGTTTCACGAGGGCAATGTTCAAGACCAAACAGGCTCCGTACCTGCTTTGGTAGATACCGAGTTCTTCAATTGCTATTGCTTTGGTAACGGAGCGGAAAGCTACAAGATAAGAGATTCAATATTCGGAAGGACGCTGACATTGGGTAACCGAGTTATGTCTGTTTCTGCTCAGGATTATCAGGAAGCTGATAGGTTTGCGGATATCACATATAGCGGTGTATTCAATGATGAATCCAACGTAAATAAACTGAATGAGTTTAACCTTGG